GCTAATCAGGCATGGCAGGCGAAGCTGGACGGCTACGGTAAGGCGAAAGCCGACCTCAAGGTGCGGGACTTTGAAGATGCAGAGGCGACAGTCTCTGAGACTTTCAGCGTCACGCAGCAGGGCGTTCTGCTTCAAGGTGCCGACAACCCGGCGCTACTCGTATACGCACTCGGCAAGAACCCAAGCAAGGCGAAGGAACTGGCTTCGATAAAAGACCCTGTGAAATTCGCATTTGCGGTGGCAAAACTGGAGACTCAATTGAAAGTTCAAAACCGTAAAGCGGCCACGCCGCCAGAAAAAACAGTCCGGGGAACTGGACCAGTGTCAGGCGCTGTGGACTCAACCCTTGAACGCCTGCGGGCTGATGCGGAAAGGACTGGTGACTTCTCGAAAGTCATGGCCTACAAGCGCCAGCAAAAGGCAAAACGCTGAATCAATTTTAGGAGCCGATCATGGCAAACTCATTTTCCAAAGAAGAACGCGTAGCGTTTGAAGACATCCTCGAAGGCTTTAACGACCTGCTTGTTCTGAGCAAGAACGTATCGGTCTACAACACTGACCAGACGATGATGGCCCGTACTAACAACGTCATCTGGCGTCCGCAGCCGTACATCAGCCAGAGCTTTTCCGGCACTGACATGACGGCTAACTTCGTTGATTACACGCAGCTTTCTGTTCCTGCCACCATCGGCTTCAGCCGTTCGGTGCCGTGGATCATGAACGCTCAAGAACTGCGCGACGCTCTGCAAGAGCAACGCCTGGGCGAGAGCGCCAAGCAGAAGCTGGCTTCCGACATCAACGTCGCCATGCTGAACGTAGCATCCTCGCAAGGCACGCTCGTTGTTCCCATCACTGGCGGCGCTGGCGACTACGATGACGTAGCCCAAGCTGACGCTCTGATGAACGAGCAAGGCGTTCCCAACTTCGACCGTAGCCTCGCGCTCTCCAGCCGTGATTACAACGGTCTGGCTGGCAACATCGCTACCGGCGCAGGCACTGGCGCTCGCTCCTTCAACGGCAACAAGTCCAACAACGCCTACGAGCGCAGCTTCGTCGGTATGGTTGCTGGCTTCGAGACGTTCAAGATGGACTACGCCAACCGTCTGACCGCCGCTGCTGGTGGCGTTACCACCATTGACACGCAAGCAGCCGCTGGCAACTACTGGGTGCCCCAAGCGACCTCCACGGCTGTTACCGGCGAACTGTCGAACGTAGACAACCGTTTCCAGACTGTCACCGTTTCCAACACGGCTGGCATTGTAGCTGGCGATTGCTTCACGATCGAAGACGTGGAAGCTGTGCATCACATCACCAAGCAGTCCACTGGCCGCGATAAGACGTTCCGGGTAATTAGCGTAACTAACGCCACGCAGATGGTTATCAGCCCTGCAATCGTTTCCGCTCAAGGCGGCAGCGACGCAGAACTGCAATACCAGAACGTAATTGTTGCGCCATTGGCTGCCGCAAACATTACCTGGCTTAACGTCAACGCCACCACGATCAACCCGTTCTGGCAACGCGATGCGCTTGAAATCCTGCCTGGCCGTTATGCAGTACCTGCTGACGCTGGCGTGGCTGTCATGCGCGGAACGACCGATCAGGGCATCGAGCTGGTGATGCAGAAGTTCTACGACATCAACAACATGAACATCAAATACCGTCTCGACACTCTGTTCGGCGTTGTGAACAAGCAACCAGAAATGTCCGGTATTCTGATCTTCGGCCAGCCGTAAGGCTAAAGCGCGGGGGGCTTCGGCCCCTCGCTCCTTTTAGGGGATAACCATGCCGCTCAAAAAAGGCTACAGCCGAGACACTATCGGCAAGAACATCAAGATGGAAGAAAAGGCCGGCCGCCCCAAGAAGCAAGCCGTGGCCATCGCTCTCAACGTGGCCCGCGAGGCTGCAATGAAAGCCGGCAAGCCTTCCAAGGCTCCGAAACCTGCTCCGAAAAAGACCAAAAAAGGAATGTGACCTATGGGCGCAAAGCACACACTCTACAAAGTACCAGGCAAGATCCGGCTCAAGTCGGGGACGACCTACAGCGTGCTTGAGGTGTTTGACAAGCGCTCACTGGCCAACAGCCTCGCCAGAGGTTGGCATTCTACCCTTGAGGCCGCTGTGGCCGCTGTAAAGGGAAGTGCACGCCCTGAAGTTCCAGCCCCACAGACGGCCGCCATTGTTGCGGCTCCCGCCATTGCGGATACGCCCGCGGTGGTCGATACTGATGACCAAGTCGAGCAGGCCGACGAGCCTGATGACGCGCCACCGACCCGCGCAGAGATGGAAGCCAAGGCCCGCGAGCTGGGTATCAAGTTCGATGGGCGCACAAGCGACAAGCTCCTGCTGAAGCGCATCACCGAAGCGCTGGAGGGTTGATATGGGGTGGAGCAAAAGACAATTTATTGAGGCTGCCTTCGAGGAAATCGGGCTGGCCTCGTACACGTTCGACCTTCAGCCGCAGCAGCTTGAGAGCGCGATGCGTCGTCTCGATGCGATGATGGCCGAGTGGAACGCCAAGGGCATACGCCTCGGCTACCCGCTGCCGGGAAGCCCGCAGGACTCCAACCTGAACGAGCAGTCTCTGGTGCCAGACAGCACCAACGAGGCCATCATCTGCAACCTCGCTGTGAAGCTCGCGCCAAGCTACGGCCGCGCCGTCATGGGCGAGACCAAGATGACCGCCAGAGAAAGCTATAACACGCTGCTCTCCCGCGCCGCTGTGCCGCCAGAGCAACAATTCCCAGATACGCTGCCCGTCGGTGCCGGCAACAAGCCGTGGAACATCGACCAGCCATTCGTACAACGCCCGGTCGATCCGGTGGACGCTGGCCCAGACGGCTGGCTCAATTACAACAACTGAGGCCGCGCCATGCCGTATATCAATCAGCTCCCGCTACTCAATCAGGTTAGCTCCGGCGACCAGTTGCCGGTCTACACGCCGAACAACGGCGAAGCTCGCCGCCTGCCGATCTCGGCGCTGCTGCAATACTTCCAGCAGACGTTCGCCGCGCCTACGGTTGCGACCACGTTCATCACGCCGGGGACAGGTTTTAACTACGCCATCCCGGCTCCGGTGTCACAGGCGCAGTGGATTCTGATTCAGCCTGCGGGCGGCCTTGCGGCTGGTACTGTCACGCTGCCGCTGAACACGGCCACGCCTGATGGCACAGACGTGTTGATCACCAGCACGCAGCAGATCAACGCGCTGACCATCGCCATCAACGGCGCAGCGCAAATCTATGGCACCGTGACCAGCATTGCAGCGGGTGGCTTCGTCAAATTCAGATACTACCAGGCGTCAAACTCCTGGTATCGCATTGGTTAAGGGGATCGAATCATGGCCTACACAGCGCAATTTCCCATCAGTTCTTTCCTCGACGTTGACGGCAAGCCGCTGGAAAACGGCTATGTCTACATCGGCACCGCTGGCCTCGATCCTGTTGCCAACCCGCAAACGGTGTACTGGGACGCGGCTTACACGCAGGTGGCTGCCCAGCCTATCCGCACGATTGGCGGCTATCCCAGCAACAACGGCGTGCGCTCGCGCATCTACGTCAACGCTGTAGACTACTCGATCAAAGTCACCAACGTGAACGGCACCGACACTGTTCCGGTGTCGCTGCTGAACGCCGGCAACATATTCGCTGCCGATGTTATCTTTGTTCAGGCAGGCGCTGGCGCTGTGCCTAGGACGGTTGAGAGCAAGTTGCAAGATACCGTAAGCGTCAAGGACTTTGGTGCTGTAGGCGATGGTGTTACTGACGATACCAATGCGTTTGAGGATGCAATTGCTGCTGTTGCGGCAACAGGTCAAACGCTTTACGTTCCTGCTGGAACGTACAAGTTGAGCCGTGAAATCGCAACAACTGGCGATCTCATCATCGAGGGCGATGGCGACACTACGGTGCTTGATTTCAGAGGAACCGTGACTGGCGGCACAGGCAAAGCACTGTCTGTTTCTGGGTCATTTACGGCGTTGCCAGACCTTTCCTCGAACGCATTTAAAAATGACCAAAGTGTTGTGTTTCTAAGCCAGCCATCGTTGAGTGTGTCTGACGTATTTGTGATCTACAACCCAACAGACTATTCGTATTCTGGGTTTCGTTTCAACTATCGTGCCGGGGAATGGTGCGAGGTCGATGGCGTGAGCGGCGCCACTGTAAGCATCACAAACGCTTTGTATGACGGCTATGTGGCTGCGGCTGTTGACTTGTATAAGCTAAACAGCCCAACAGTGTCTCTGCGCAACTTCCGAATCATCGGAACCACCGTTGAGTCATTGATCACCATTTCTTTGTGCAACCGTCCGTTGATTGAAAATGTCAGTGGGTATCTGGAGAACAACTGGGTTGTTGCATTCGACCGTTGCTACAAGCCGACCGCCATCAATCTCAACCTGTTCAACAAAGGCGACGGCGGCGATGACTATGCTTTGGTGATCACCAACTCGCAAGACGTTGAAGTGATCGGTGGCAACTACTACGCTCGCCGCCATGCCATTACCACCGGGGGCGCGGCAGATGTTGGTGCTGTGCCTTGCCGAAATCTGCGATTCACCAGCCTGACGACAAAGAACGACATCAACTCTGGTGTGTTCTCTGCCGACTTCCACGGCAACACGGAAGATAGCGTTTATGAGAATTGCCGAATCTACGGCGGCGCTACTTGGCAAGGCAAAAATAACCGATACGTCAACTGCGTAATCGGTGACATTTTGCAATACGTGTGCGTGTACTCGGCCGAAATAAAAGGTGGTTATTTCACACTTGAAAACTGTGATCTTCTGGTGAGTGGTGATCCATTCACAAACACCCGAGGCATCATCGACATCGGCGGAAACAATGCTGCTGTAACGGCTGACACAACAGAACGCACCACGTTTGTCGTTAAGAATTGCAGAGTTTTTGCACCGAACGCTGGAGCAAGTACCAGCTTTGTTCTTTTCAAAAACCAAGGTTGTGTGCAATACGTCAATTTTGATATTGACGGCATCACCGCGCTATCCACAACCAGCTTTGGACAAGTTTTGTACACGGCCAAAACCAGTGGGACTGCTGCGTCTGAATTCATTGTGGTCGATCGAATTACTGGTTTCCCTGCTGGAACATATTTGCACAATCCTAACGGAAACCATTATGCGAACTTCCCACACCGTTGCCAAAAGCAAACCGGAACCAGAACACTGACGGCTACGAGTGGCACGTTTTTCACTGTAGATTCGTCGCAATCATTCAAGTATCCATATCCTCGCACTCCTTCTGCTCAAGCAAGCGCTGTCGGTGGTTATGTCAGTAACAGGATGGCGATACCTGCGTTTGATGCGTTGTCATCTATAGCTTACACGTTGAGAATTGACTCTGGTGATCTCACTAATTGGGCTACGACAGCAACGCGCCCAGTTAATTGGATCGCTTCGATTGACGAGGTTTGAGGCAAAAACCATGGCAGCCAAAAAGAAAAAAGGCCCTTCGCTCTCGGTCGGACGCGGTGAGAAACTTCCCGTCTCCAAAGGCGC